GAATACAATAAGGATTCTAATTTTAAATTAAATTGGTTAGGCAGTAGTTATGAAAATCAAGATATTTATAAAAAAACATCACAATTAAGATTACACTTTATAAATAATTCAAGATTGCAATATCTATCTAAAATGATTGAATCTAATTGGCAAATAGAAAAACCAGGTTCTTGGTGGAAACACAAAGAAGATAAAATGTTTAATTTATCTTGGTGGCCAGAATGGGAACTAAAAAATTATCCCGATTTTTATATTGATTTATTTGGTAAAGCAACCGTTGAGGCTTTGATAGTAAAAGATGTTAAAGTATTTGACATATTGTTAGAACCATTTAGGAATGTATTATGAATCTAATATGCTTACATGGTTTAGGTTTTAATGAATGCGTTGACTGTATTTCTGGAGCTGAAAAGCATTGGCAAAGCATATCGGATTATCAAATGGCGGTAGCATCAATGTATCAAGATTCAACTACTTTTGAAAATATCCCTAAATGGAAAGAAGTTTTAAATTTATTTAAATCTGGAACTGTTTTAGATATGGGCTGCGGGATTGGTAAATATTTTTATAGTTTGACCAGCAAATACAATAAAGTTTATGCTTATGATTTTCAAAATATGCTAGATCTTATTCCTGATAGCAATAAGTTTGATAATTTAATTATAAGTTCAGATTTAAATTATATAAAATCTATTAAATATGATGATATACTTATATCAATGACATTTCATTATTGGAATGAATCTTTTATTGATGATTTTTTAAATAATGTTAGCAAAAATGGATCATGTTTAATTGTGCATGAACCATATAATCAATATAAAACTAATAAAAAAGCTTTAGATATTATTTCAAAATATTATAATGCTGAATTAATAATTGATAATGTCCCAGAAGGATTTTTTATAGGAAGGTTTATGCCAAAATGAGTTATTGTGAACATGTGTATAAAGAAGTAGAATTTGATCCATGCGAATTATGTGGCGGGGACAGTCACAAAACTAATTGGGAACTTATAGCTGAAACAAGACGTAAACATAGAGAAGAAAAAGGTCTTTTCTATACTGTACGAGAATGGTGGTCTATATAATAAATAAATTTAAATGGTGGTATCTTCAAAGCAATTTATTTAAATATACTTGGTGGTTATATCGTTTATATGGATATGCCAAATGCCTATTGACATTTCATTTTTGGGTGGGTATAATGGGTACTAATGTTGAAGTTTGTTTAAGATGCGATAAAGAAAGAATTACAAATGATTAAATTAGGTAAAGAATGGTATATTCAATCTCCTATCCGTTGGCCGTTAGGCAAGTGGACTAAAATTGAATTAGATTTGCCTGAACAAATGTATAATTCAGTTGTAAATGCTATTATTCATGAAGAGCGTGGAACTACATTAAAATGTTCACATTGTTATGAAAAATTGGCATATGTAGTTATACTTAAAAAATATGAGAATTTTCCAGTTATTTGCACAAATTGTTTAGTAGACTTGATGGAAAAATATGACTAACGACTTTGATTGGCATACTCCAGACCCAAAGACGGGAAGCAATTGGCGTTTAATTAATCCCAAATTACCATGGGAAGATCAACATACAGACGGAGAAATAGATTCAAATATGAAAGAATTGTTATGACCCATGAAGAATTGTTAAAGTTAATAGATTTACATATTTCAATTGGTTATGCTCAAAGTGGATTCTCTGAGTATGCCGCAGATGGAACCAAATGTGAACAAGCCCTTCGTGCAGTAGTTGAATTGCATAAGCCAATTTACTACCCAGATAAACCAGAAGGGCCTGTATGGTGTAATCAATGTGCGGAAGGTAGAGGATATGCTAAGTATCCCTGCCCAACTATTCAGGCTATTGAGAAGGAGTTAGGATGATACAAAAACACAATAAAGGTTATCAAGATTGGTGCAAGGCTCCTCGTTTATCTTTTAGATGGAAGATTGGTCAAATGTGGGTATGCGATTGCGGGAAAATCTATAAAGTAGTGCAAAAGTATGACTTCTACGGAAGTTGGAAAGATTGGCGGGCTATTGAGAAGGAGTTGAAGTGACGTTTGTGATAGGATTTATATTAGGTTTAGCTTATAAAAAGCTAATTGATTATTTATGGAAATGGGCGGAAAAAGAATGACTCCGCAATACATAATCATGACAAGCGATTACCAAACAGGGGCAAATTACGCAAAAGAAATTGGCTTAGAAATACATGAATGGCATTGGATCAGAGATAGATTTAAAGATCCTATAGCTTATAAAAGATATAAGCCTAATAACACAGGTTGGGGCAAATAGTGAGCCGAAAACTGAAAACATCCGCAGTAATCCTAGCCATTATCATGGCTATAACTGCATTTATAACTTTTAATATATTAAAAGGACATCCCAATATAAATGATATATGGGCTGATTAATGGTATAATAAATTAAGGAGAAAATATGACATTCGTAATATCAGATACACTTATCCCAAAATTTTGGGCAGTCAATGAAGAAGGAACAAATAATACAACTGTATTTAATTCATTAGATGAAGCAAAGTATTGGTGCGATATTAATGGTATTCAATATACTATTGATACACCTGTGGCATAATGGCTACAAAAAAAGCTGCAAAGGTTGCAGGAATAATAGCTGCTGATTTAGCCATTATATTTGGTGGTGCATCATTAATTAATAATAATATTCAGCCTGAAAATTCTACTGATATTATTCCAAATGCATCAAACTCTCCAAAAACTATTTATTATTCAAAAGGTAAATCTCAATCAAATTATTCAGTAATGCTAAATCCTGCTCCAGCAGGAAGTTCAGCATCTCCAACTTTATCTTCTACGCCAAGTGCACAAACAAGTGCACAACCTAGTGCAAGTAATTCTGCTTCCGCCCCGTCCGTTAAACCAACTCCGTTGGTTACACAGACTTTAAATCCAATTACTATGCCTCCTACTATTACAGGAGTTACTAGTGCATCAGGGTCAACATATGTTCCAGCTCCAGGAAGTGGCGGGGGAACAGGAAATCCTTCTCCTAGACCTACAAGAACACCTACGCCTAGACCTTCTCATTCAGAAAATGAAGGAAACGATCACTAATTGAAAAGAGAATTAATTATAGCTAATGGTATATTTATTAGCTTAACAACTGTTTTATTAATTAATCCACCTAATCTATATCAAAATAATGTAACCCCAGTAGTTTTGCCAATATCTGGTGGAAGTACACAGATAAAAACAACTAATCGTAATGTATCTTTAAATACATCAACACTTATAAAAACAGATATACAGGTAAAACCTACACCAACAGATACACCTATATCTAACCCTACAGAAGCCCCTAAGCCTGTTATACAGGCTATAAACGGTACTTTTATGGGGGATGCAGTAGATATAAGCTATGGCAATATGCAGGTTAAGATCGTAATACAAGATAATAAGATAATAGATGCCCAAGCAGTTCAGTATCCAAATACTGGTAAAAGTGGAGAATTAAATAAAACAGCAATAGCCACATTACGCCAAGAAACCCTTGCAGCACAAAGTGCCAATATATCTGCTGTATCAGGAGCTTCATATACCTCATATGGTTGGTATAAATCTCTTATATCAGCTATAAATAAAGCGGGACTTTAATGAGCGAAAACAGATGCGGGAATGTCAAATAAATACCTATATTACATAAGAGAATCTAATAAGAAGAAATCATCTATATGTGCATATTGTCAGAATAAGAGCATTGATATTATAGCTGAAGGAGCCTTCATTAAATTTGTATGCTCAGATCATTTAATTATCCCGCCAGATTGTATATTAGATCTATCTAATCCACACGCATTACATTATACTTATCCACAGGGTATTTCTTATTGGACTATGTATAAATAAGCTTATATAGTGGATAATAGTGGAGTATTGTGGAGAATAGTGTAGATAAATATACCCTTTTTTGATATTTATCCACAGGTTATCCACAGATATGTGTATTAGGTTATAATACAGCCTATATGCACGGTTCGTAATATACCACAACCCTATTTTATATGTCAAATAGCCATATGACCATATATTTGCATATCACATATGATTTATATTGTCAATCGTAATATGGTCATTATATGGTCATATATTTTTTTATGCATTATTTGAACAAAATATGTTCAATTTGAACATTATCTGTTCATAAATGCTTATTTATTTTAATATTCTTTTATATTCTATATGTTTTTATATGTGTTTTCGTAATGGTATTTTTGATAGGATCTGGTGAAATTTAGGGTCCTTCGTAATCCCGCCCAAAGCTATTTTTGCAGGTAGAACTTTATGAATATATTATATGATAAAATAAAGATACATTGCAGGTGGGAAAAGAGAAAGACCCCCACGGTCCCGAATCCGTGAGGGTCTTGGTTGCCTATGAGTTAGGACTTATATTTGCATATCTATTATACCACTGCATTTATGTATTCGTCAAGTTTAAATGTTTGACTAGCAATAGTGACAGTATGATTAACTAAGTTTACTTCCTTATATTCATATTCTTCTTCATGGTCTATTTCTCCTACATATAAACCATAGCCTGTTTCTGAATCTCTCCCGCCCTTTGTGAGTTGGTCTACAATAATGCGGGTTGCATATGAGGTATCGTTCCAGCGTGGCTTTGCTGCCTTTACAGCACCCCACAGAATAGACGGTCCTTCTTCACCATCCCAGTGTGCATACACATTAATATTCTGTGCGGGATTGTCAGTAGTGATGATTGTGTAATTAGTTCTAGCTCCCATTATTAGTCCTCTATATATTCTACTTGGATTGAATCTGATACAAGGTCATATTTTACCATATGGTCTATGTCCTCTGCAAATCGGTTTATAAGGATATCCACACGATTCTCCAGATCATATGAATCCAGGTTATCTTCCATAAACGGATCATCTACTAAAAAGATATTGTCGTCATCAATATCAAATGTTTGTTCTAAACTGATTCTAACTTTCATATTTGCATATACTCCACTGTCTTTGGTTCTTGCTCTATAACTGGAAAGTGTGCTTCTAGCACTTCTAATAGGTCCCTGCAAGCATATACAACATCTTGCATGCCCATGACCACAAATCCTTTGTCTGCATAAGAGGCCATAACTTGTACATAACTAATTAATAATTGCATAAATCTAGATTGCTGTTTTGCAGGCAATTTAGAAATACTGTTAACTACAAGCATAGGGTCCATTCTTATATCTGATAAAGCATCTGTTATATCTTTGATAGTTTTATCATTGGAAGATATTTTATGTCTCCTATTCTATTAGTTGTTCTGAGTTAATATCTAAAATGCTGTCTATTTGCAACTCCCCGTTCCAAAAACGAGTTTCTGCAATATCGTGTGCTTCGTCCTCTGATGGAGCATCTACCACATCATAAAAATCAGCAGTTATACATACATTATATTTTGGCATTGCATCTCCTTTAGTTCAGGCATTGTATCATTGTTAGTTGCTATCTGTCAAATCGTGTTCATGTTTCCTTAATTGATGAATCATTTCTAAACCAAGAAAAGGTAAGAATGCTAAAACTAGTAAAGAACCTGCAACAAATAAAATAAACAATAATAAAACTATTACTAATCCAAGTTCCATAAGCTTCCCATTCTACTAGATACGAACTAGTCTGTCAAGTGGTTTCACTATTTGAGATGGAGCTTTTACTCCACCGCTGCAATTGCAGAAGGTCATATGCTTTTGGCAGTCCCCGCACATAACATATCCTACCTTGATGCCCATACGGTCCAAACCATACAATGTACGGGATGGCCGTAGTGGGATCTCAGCAGAATAGGGGTTTACACTAAAGGGACGCTAGACACCTTTTTGCGGCCTGTTGGTTCTTTAACAGGACGAGTAAAGGTAAGTCCAGAATCATTAAGGACCTGAATCATTTCCTTTGAGAAACGACCACGGGAACCTGGATTAAATCCCTTGCTTACTAGATATTCACGAGCATTTGTTTTTTCCATTATTTTATCCTTTGTTTTAAGTTGGCTTGCAATTCCTCATCGCTTACATCATCAGCATAAGCAATGAATTCTTTTTGTAGTAGATAGTCTCTTATCTCTTCATCAAATTGCTCCCAGCCATATTCTAAATCGCCAGGTTTTTCATTTGAATCTAAAATGTGTTGCATAACTTCATCAGGGGTTTTAAACCAAATATAAGACATGTTATTCACATCTTCATAGTCAGTGTCATGCATTCCAATTAGCACATCGTAACATGCTAAATCTGTAATTGCGGGGCGGGATGTAACATTAGAATAGTTAGATACTAATGCATATGCTTGCTCTAATAGTTCGATATTGGTCATGGCAAATATTATACTCCTTCGTAAGAGAGGTTGTCAAGGTATTTCAATATATGAGATGTAGCAATAATCTGTCCTGAGACTGAGATATCTTCAATCTCTTTAAACTTATATTCATCTGATTCCATGTCTTCAATTGCATTTAACTCGGACTGTATACGGTCATTATCTTGGTTTAAAGAAATATAGTGGAGATTTACATATTCCCGCACTTGTTTCATTATTCTAAGATGTTGGTCCCAGTCTGATTCATAGTCAGGGTCATTGCAGCAAGCACAGCCTGATTCACATGAGTACATTCCTGTATCTTCGTTTAAATATGTAGAGCATTTACACTCCTCACACATCATAGCCATTTAAATCTCCTTTACTAATTCGGTATGGAGAATTCTAGCAGATGGGAACTTGGAAATCAAGTCACGCATCCTGGTGTCATGAGCAGATGTTAATTCAATTTGGTGATCATGGAGATGTTCTGCCTCTACGCCATACTTCCAGGCCTCTACCATGATGGACCCAACTTGTTGGCGGGAAGCAGCTTGAAGAGTAACTATCATTAGCACTCCTCTGCATCTTCAATATCATACTGGTCAATAATAATATCACCATTATTAATATCTACATATGCATCAGACAATGCATCTGAGATATCAAATCCATTATTGTATTCAGATACAGGAACTTCCATACGACCTGTAAAACGAATAGTTGCAGTAAATTCAATTTCCTTTACAGGATTATAGTCAATGATTTCGCAAAGTGTGTTTGCAATGTCATCAACATCTGTCCAATTACCTGCTTGGATTTCATCAACCACATCAATAATCTGTCCTTGAACACGACCATTTTCTGCAAGATAGTATTCACGATTCTGTCGAATGGCAGATAACTCGTTTTCTAATTCTGTGATACGGTTGCCATAAAGCAAATCATATTCGTTTTTAATTTGCTCGTTAAGTGTTGCGGTTTCCATTGTTGTTCCTTTCGGGTTTGTTGTTAAGGGTCCAATTGTAGCATCCTGCACTGACAAAAGGTTGGGTTTTCGACCACAAGGACATGTGATATTCATCACACTACCAGACGGGAATCCAAAGGTATCCTTACATGTATATTCAATTAAAGAATCACATTCATTAGGGTCACAAGAATATGTATACTTAGTCCAGCTATTAAGATCCATAGACATTATGCATCCACCTTTCCATGTATAGGACAATTTGTTCTTAATTCCTCTTCAGGTTCTCCATGACCACAAGAAGGACACATATCGTATTCGCAGTCTTCACAATATGGTGGTTCGCCTGTTTCTTTATAATCACATTCCCAGCATGCCCAGTTATAACTAGATTCAGCAGTGATTTCACCACGAAGATATTCTGTCTCTCCACCCCAACCTGTTTCTTCTTTATATTCGTTAGTAATAAGAAGAGACGGGAACTGACGAGACAATTCAATAAGAGCATTATCAGGAGTTCCCCATGCAGTTTCAAATGAATATACAAGAACTAAGTTATCTCCATTTTCAACTTCATCTTCTAATTCAGGATTAGTTGTATCCCATTTACATCCCCAATTACGGTTATTCCAGTTATACCAAGAATCAGGATTAGAAATAGTTTCATTACCCTCTTTAGTCCAAGGTTGTTTTACATATTCAACTAAATTGGTGGGAGCAATGATATTCCAGAATGAGAATACATTATCTATATTCATCTCTGAAACTTTATAGTTTAAATCCCCTACTGATGCTACAGGCATAATATAAGGCTTAGATAATTGTTCTTTTACTTGTTTAATTAATTCAGGATTACCTTCTATAGTAATACTATTTGATACCCAGTTTGGCATTTAATTTCCTTTCGGTTCGAGAATAGCCAATTATAGCAAAAACCACTGACAATTTCAATAGGTTCTTAATCGTAATTTATAGATCGTAATTCGTAATTATGGGATAAATAGGACATATCGTAATTGTGATTTTGATCACACGCACGTGGCCACTACATCAGCTTTTTAGCATTTTCTCCCCACCAATCAGCAGCTTCATCGCTAATGTCACCATTCCACCATGCAGTATTAATTAGCTCTTGTATTTCTTTTAGATTTTTATTTTCCATGCGATGCGTACGGGACTTGAACCCGTGATCTCTACCGTGACAGGGTAGCGAATTAACCAACTATTCTAACGCACCATGTGGAGCAGTTTTAATTCATGCTCAGGAATTTATTTCTTACGCTGTTAGTGCAAGAATTTTTTTCTTGATATTATTTTTTTCTGCTGTGATAACAGGGTCAAAACCACTTGCAGAATAAATAAGTGATTCGCCACCATTTTTACGGGCAGTGCGGAAATAATCAAGGCGTTCTGTGAAAGCATTTAATGCTCCCCATGCTGTTCCTTTGATATTAGCATTGGTTTCTGAATTGTGATACAACTCGTCAAGCAATACAACTTTATTTTCCCATTTAGTTAATGAACCCTTTTTATCAGTTTCAGGCTTTGGGTAAATAGCGTTAATAATTTCAGAAAATTTCTTATCTGTAACTTCACGCTGAAATAGCATTTCTGCTTCTTTGCTAAACTCGTCCATATAAGCAACAGATAGATTTAAGGCTTCACGAGCCTGTGCAATTTTTCCATCTACAGTTTGAGTGTGGCGAATCTTGAAAGATTGCTTTGCACTACGCATAGCAAAATTAAGTGTATTCTGACAGCGAACACGAACAGGTGTAATTGCTGCTTGAACAGCAACAGAACCATCATGGCTAGTGTAAACAACTAAATACAAATTAGTTTTATCATTAGCACCTTTAGGGTCAAGAACTAAAGTTTGCGGGACAGACCATGAACCAAATACAACACGCCCATTCTTGAATGAACCTGCAGAATCTACAGTTACTTCAGGGTTTGAATCGTGAAGATTTTCAGCGAATGCGAATAAGTCTTCATTCTGAACTTCTTTATAGCGTGAACCTACAACAGATAAAACATCTGTAGCATTAGCCTTGTGCGGGTTATCACGAACAACTAAGAAAGATTCTGTTAGAAAATTATGCTGTGTAGCCAATTCTGAAACAGGCTCTAAGCGAACATTCCAATTTGATAATTTAGCAGAATCCATGATTTGCTTAATTGTAGGCTGTTCCTCATCTGTATTCCATACATGATTAGCAGCAGAATGCCATGCAGGATTTGAGCGGGAATTAACGAGAGCGAAAGTTACAGAATTATCTGCAATTTCTTTTTCATGAGCGAGATTCGTCATTTATATATCCTTTCTAGAGATTGTGCAAGTATAACAGATTGGGCAGACATTTGTCAATTCCAAAATGCGTGTCGTAAATCACATTTTCAGATCGGCGTGTCTATTTGACAATGACTGGTCATGGCCCACGTGGGTCTCACAATGTGAAATGATTGGGAACGGATTTTTAGATCTAGAATCGCAATCCTATTTAGCAGCTGCAAATAGCATCTACCCAATCAAATTTTAGTGGTGGTTATAGGCTACTATAACACTTACCTGTTATCACTCACGACCACTTATTAAATTATATGTGAAAGTTATTCCTTACGACATTTGGCGAGAACACTTACAAACTGCCATTGTTTCGTTTCCAACCTAATTTGCGAAAGGAGGTTTTGGAAAATTAGTGGTGGGTTTTTACACTTAGGAAACCCACCGAAAACCAAACTCTAATTAGAGATACTGAGCGATAGTATTGTAAGTTGAAGTGCTTACAACTTCTTCGTCCGTCATTTTGAGAATACGAATTGCGTTTTCAATTTCGTTAGTTGTTTCTTTGTATTGCCATTGGTGCATAACTGAGAAGTCTGCTTCAGGTCGCTCAGGAAGTTCAATAGTTCCCTTTGGTAACTCAAATGAAACTTGAATTGCGCCATTGTAGCGTTCGCTAGCACAGACATCTTCAGCCTTAGCCATAGCAGATAAAGCAAGTTTGCCAACTTCTTTCTGCCACTTTTCTACTGCTTTCTTATGCTTTTCCTGTAACTTATCTTGATTTGCATAGTCAGCCTTAATTTCTGCCAACTTTGCTTCAAGTGCTTTGATTACCTTAGCGGTTGCGATTTTTACATTTATTGCTTTGCTTCTAGCCATTTATTTCTTCTTTCTATTCGGGTTTGTTTGAGAGAGTTATTGTAGCAGGGGGGTCAGACATTTTCTGACCCCACCAGCATATTTATTTAGTTATTCTTGAAAGTAGTCCAGCGAGTATCGCCATCTACTTCAAGTTGCACACGCACCGAGCCAGATGCGTTTGGAACAATCTGCTTGATAGTTCCTGTAACCTTTGACTTCTGAGTGGTGTATAAATCACCAATCTGATATGTCTTGTTGCCAATGGTCATTTTGCTTCCTTTCTGTAAGTTATTAGCAATTTGCTAATAGGGGTCTATTGTAGCATTTGGGTCAGACATTTGTCCAGCCCAATCTTATTATTTGAGATGATTATTCTGTGACTTCCGTCACACAATCTGAGCAATCACACCAATCAGCGTGATTAAGCCACGCATCTAGGTGGTGTCCCTCTACGATAGCAGAGGCGGGAGCAGAGTCTTGTCCTCTCCAGGATACTCCCTCAGGTAGTTTAATTAAACGATTATAGTCATCATCGTTACACGCTTCAATCGCTTCAATACACGGATCAATCATAGAAAGCGGGACGGGTGGATAATGATTACCTTGTAACTGAATAGCTATACCTTGTCTATAAGATACATCTAAATCACCATTTGCTAATTCTGTTGCTAAATTACTTCCCACTTACTTCTCCATTTCTATAAAAATTAAGTGTGTGTAGTTTGCCATTTGGCTCTAGTAGATTATAGGTTGCGTATGACTTAGCATCTCCAGCATCAACGCATTTTCTAAACGCATCTACGGCAGATAACGCATCGGGAAATCTAAAACTTGCGTGATAATCGCCGTCATAGTGTGTTGTTAGGACATAATTGTATTCCATTTGATAGCCTTTCGGGTTGTAGGGATAGGTGAGTATAGCATATGAGGGGGGACTTTGTAAAATCCCCCCACTAATTACGCTAATTCAATAAACGCTTCGCTTCCACCTGCATTAACTCTAACTAACTCAGACTTAAGTTCATCTAAAGACATTAAAGAAACATCACCAAGAAGTGCTGACACTGCCTGAGTATTTGCAAGAGTAAACATTTTATCTCCCATGCGAGAAACTTGCTTACCAATACTTGACTCCATATTTACACGAGAGTTAAAATTAACTCCGCCTACTGTAAACGGATAGTTATTCCATTTTGCCATTTTATTTCCTTTCGGGTTTGATAGGTTGCAATTATAGCATTTTAGGCTGACATCTGTCTATTTAAACACGCTATAATCTTAAAGTTTGAGACACATTTTTGGTGATTAATATCACATTCGTAACGACACGCCCGAGTGCGGGGGCACGTGGAAGTGCATAACTATTCAGATCTTGTAAAGTTTATACAAGGGCCAGGAAACATCCTGGCCCTTGCTCTCTCACCCGTCACATATAAAATTCGGCGGGGACCTCTTCATTTAAATCTTCGAAGGCCATGAATGCATAGAATTTAATTTCATCCTCGTCTGCTTCGGACCAGTCTAAATTATAATTTTCATCTATATAATTGTGCACACGCAGGGCCACTGAATCAGAGACATCTAACATGTCAGCTATCATTGCTGTAAAGATATTACCGTTTTTAATTTTTTTTATAGCCATTCTGCTAAGTCTCCGTCCATTATAACATTTACATCTAAATCATTTGCTTCTGCAATTGCATTCCATAAGTCTTCTTCATTAAAGTTTCCGTCAGGATGATTATTTGCTAATACTTGAAATAAACTACTCACCTAACACATCCTTTTCAATTTCATCAAACATTTGGATATCTGCACACATTGAATCAAAATCTGATTCTGACATAAGAACATTTGTTACACGAGACGCAACTGCGGCGGTTAAAGTTCCTGAATACTTAAACATTAAATCAATTAATTCTTGCTCTGATAAAGTGTTAGCATTTTTTACAATATTAGCAGCCTGCACCATAACATCAAACGATGTCATTGCTTCTTTGCCTGCTTCTGCTAGTTCATATGCTTTTGATATACTTGACATTTTTCTACTTTCTTTCGGGTTGAGGGTGTAATTTTAACATAATCGTATGACATAATCAATTCGACACGCCGTAATTCTCAAAATATGAGATTAATTTAATGTGATTAATATCATATGCGACACGCCCGAGTGCGTGGCACGTGGGGCGATTTGTCCGAATTATTTACGCATAAATTTAGCTAAAATAAGGTGAAACAAGATCGCTAAAAACTTTTAACGACCTTGTTTTTTTATTTTTAACTTTGCGTGTGTATTTCTTTTTATTTTTTTGCGGAGTAGCTGCATTACTTCTCCGCAATTCTTGCACACGAGTTACTTTATTTTGCTTTTCCATATATTGCCTCCAAAAACTTTTCTTCGTTAAAATTAGGATTATCTTCTTCAAACCAATCAACAAAATCAAATACTAAATATTTAAAATCTGAAAGTTCTACTGGATTATTATCATAGTAATTCTTTAAGATTTCAGCGGTTTTAACATAGTCTTTTCTAGTCATCATTATTCTACAACCTCCACAACATCAAACGCTTCAAATTGTGATAATTCTTTATCGGTTAAAAATCTAAAAATTTTATTTAGATTAAATACCGCTTCTAAATCAGTTTCTGCTTCAGTTACAAAAGAAATTAAAACATTTTTTTTCATTAGTCGCATTCTCCAAACTCGTCAAACGGAAAATATTCATCTTCCACACCAACACAATCGCAACCCATTCTTTCAATATTTCCATGAACATCAAGGATAACGAAACCACCGCTCCCGCAATCATCACAAGGAATTCCTACAATTTCGGAAATATTATCAAATTTAATTATCATTATTCCCCCAAACTAACTGCAAGAGTTCGCCATTGTGATTTTCCACCATTGCTAGGGATTACACGAACCAAATATGAACGAGTATTTTCACCATACCATACGGCACGATTATCTATTTCAGCATGAACAATTTGTCCATCTAGAGAACGGGAACGATAATAAGAGTTTTCTAATAAACTCTCAATAGAATAAATATTTGCAGACATTAGTTAGTCTCACTTTCTTTTGTAGTTAATTTTGCAATAGCCTCTAAAGTAGAGGTTTTTCTTTGTGCTTCAACATAAGCACGGAATTCGTCTAAATTCATTTAGTTATCCTTTCTAAGATACTTACTTTTATTTATTTAATTATAGTGGCAATTATAGCCTATAGGTCAGACATTTTCAAGCGACACGCCGCAAGGCGGGAGTGTGAGTTTAATCACACAATAAGTCATCTTGATCAAATAAGTCATTTATTCCGACATATTGACCTTTAGCAATAAGCTCATCAAGTCTAGCAATATCTGCTAGATATTGAGCGTTATCATTAAAACGCTTTAATTCGTCAATTCTAACTTTATCCATATTAAGCACCTAACTTTCTAAAATAATTATTTACAATTTCATTTTGCTCATCTACTGAGAGAGCATTAAATAAGCGTTGAGCATTTGTTAATTGCTCGCTAGTAATTTTTGGCAAACCATAACCGATAGCCTCGAAGCCAAATTCGATAGCGATATCTTTTTCAATTTCATTTAGTGAAGTCATTTTAACTTCCTTTCTTTAACTTTATATACTGAAGTATAACATGGGGGTACGACATTTTTTTGAGCAAAATGCTATCAAAACGGACATTTGGGATTGTGAAGTAGGTCACATTTTGTAGGTAGGACTAGTCATAAAATAAAATATGACCATTTTATACGGCGTGTTGACTTGACGCACGTGGCACACGTGGGGCTGCCCGAAATGTCCAAATTATTTACGCATAAATTATTAGATTTTATTTAAAGTCTTTAAACATTTCATCTAGCATATTTATCTGTTCATTACTAAGATGATCTAATTGTATTGCATTAGAAAAACCAAAAGCATCTTTATTGTTAGGGTGGCAATTACAGCCACACACACTATTTGTTTTAAAAGCTGTTTCTTTACAATTGCAATGCATTTATTTATTCTCCTTTAATTCTGTAAATAAATCACTAGTTACTTTATACAATTCAATTAAGAGAATACCTAGTATGCATATCTCTAAACCAATAAAACCAATACGCCCTAAATCCATTATTATTCTTCTTCCTCTAGGTCTTCTTCTAATTCTATCTCATCTATTTCCATTAAGTCAAGCGATGCAAGAAAGCGGGAAGTAGCAAGGTCTTCTTCTGTAGTTTCTTCTTCTACAATATCCTTATCCCATATTTCGGGTTCTGTATCCCATTTGTTATATGAGCGTTCCCATGTAGGAATATATTTATTATCAGTCATTAAAGACATTATAGCACCTCAGTTTCTCTAAGGTTATGCATACGAACACTAGCCTCATCTAGTGTATTAAAGATACCCATATGAGTATGGTTAGCAGGTAACCATGTAGGCATAACAAGGCGGGAAGTAGAGTATGCTCTCTCTACCATTGGACAGATAACAGCCCACTTATTAAGTGGGGTCTGAATAATTGAATACTTAGACATTATATTCTCCTTTCAAGAGATATTCTTTAACTATGCTGACCTGATTATTTGCTCTTATTTGCTAGGCTCACCTTTCGGATTATTTGCTAGGCTCAGAGGCTCACAGGATTTACTTTATATTTAATTGTTATAGTAGAATACTAGCATACAAATCTGACTTTTTCAAGTCGCAAAACGGACATAACGGACAAAATTCATGTGATATAGACCACATTTTACGAAAAAAATCGGACATATTGGGACAATATGGGCACACTATCTTTTTTTATTTTTGATTTTAAAACGTGGATCATACAAATTAAAAAAATATTAACATTTTTTCAAAATGAAAAAGTGGGGTATAATTAAAAAATATGAATAAAGAAGAAATTAGATTATTTAATAGATTTATTGAAATGCAAGAAGCATTAAAGCCAACTATATCTATAGAAGTTGGAGCATACAAAGCAGAATTTTCTAAAACAATGATTGGAAAAGTAAATACAATATATGCTTTTGAAGCAAGTCCTTTTGTTTATAATAATTTTAAAAATGAAATACCTAAAGAAATAAATTACATAAATAAAACAATATCTAATACTTCAGGTGCGGGAACTTTTAAAATGCGTAATGATACAAATCCAGCAAAAGAAGTAAGAAATAGTATATTAGCTCCTCATGAAGCTTATAATATTTTATATTCAGAACTAGGGGTTGAAACAACAACCCTAGATGAATATTTTAAGGATACAGAAGAAAATATTTGTTTATGGGTAGATGTTGAAGGAGCAAACAAAGAAGTTCTTCTAGGTGCTAGTAAATTATTAGAAAAAGTTTCTAGTATTCATATTGAAATAGAAAATCATCATTTTTGGCAAGATCAATGGTTGTATAATGATGTTATAAATTATTTGGCGGGATATGGGTTTAAAGAATTGGATTTTGCAGATATACTCCCATATCGTAAACAAAGTAATGTTATATTCACTAAATAATTATGCCTAAGTTACTACTAATACATGCACACCCAGATGATGAGACTATATGTAATGGAATTACATCTAGTCATTACTCTGATTTAGGCATAAATGTATCTTTAATTATGTGTACAGATGGACAACAAGGTGAAAATGTAAGAGTTCCTAATTTATACGATTTAACAATAGACGAAGATCCTATTTTTAGAATTGAGGAATTGCAAAAAGCAGCGGGACACATTGGAATAAGTAATATTCACAGATTAGGCTATATGGATGGAAAATTAGATAAAGTTGATACTTATATCTTAGCTAAACGCATAGCGAATATTGTAGAAAAAGAAGAACCAGACGTAGTCTTAACCTATAATGAGTATGGCGGATATGGACATCCTGATCATATTAAAGTTTTTGAGGCGGTAATGCTAGCTGATAAGCTCTCCAGTTGGAGCATACCTAGAATATTCTCTTCAGTGCCTAGTATAAATGCTCCTATTGGCATATACAATCCAAATATGCTGGATAGAAAGCTTAAAGCTATGGTTGAGTATAAGAGTCAATTAGCTATGGCTGGAGAATACTTTTTTTCGACGGGAAATCTTGCAAAAGAAAACTACAAAATAGTCAAAGGAGTCTGTCTCAGCTCAGATGACTTATTCCATGGGATATAAGTGAGTAAATTCCCATATCCATTCATTTCTGATCATATCTAGTTGATCAGAGGAAAATACGTCCTTATAAGACCGTTTATGCTTATTGAATGATTTTTCATTCGTAGTAAGCTTTATAGGTTGTATACCTAGATTTTTAAGGATTGGGTTCATTTCCGCCTCAATCCCCCTCTCATATCGCAATATATGAGTAACTGCTATCTCTTTATTTATTGTATATACATCATGTGTACTTCTTAGCCACATATCTGATAAATTATCATTAAAATACCTGTTGACGGCCTCACTTGTGTCGTCCAATCCCATAATATATAAAAGCATATAATAATATGATAATACCTGCTCAAATGGATTTCTTACAAAAACTATTGATGTCTCGTAAGGAAGGTCTATGTCTTTTATTAGTTCATGATTTGTATACTGGCCATAGTTTCTTGGCTTATGGTCTTTATGTTCTGGCCAAATAGGAGTTGCTATAGCATTTTCTGGCAAAATTTTGGATAGCTCAATTTCTAAAGATGTGCTACCTACTTTATAATTTTTTAAAACTAATAGTTTATGGTCTGGAGAGTATATCATTCTGGTCTTTGAAGCTCATACATATCTATAGCCCACTGTGGAATAATATCTACTAGTAAATGTACTCTATCTGTGTCTCCTGCATTAATTACTTCATGACGCTTGTCATTATTAATTTCCCAGCATTCTCCTTGCTTCATGTGAACAGTATCTGTGTCAACTATAAAAGATACATCTGGATTTGTAGTAATAACAACATGATTCCTTCTTGATACTCCCAATAACTGTCCTGAATCATAATGATCTTCTATTGATGCGTGTGCAGGAAGTTTAATTAATAATGATTTTCCAACTTTACCATTATGTATATGCTCTAAATCTTCAATAATTGGCTTTACCAATTCCCAAAGTACTGGATCTTGACATCTAAATATTGGTTCGTAGTTTTCTCTTAAATTCCAATTTGCTCTATGGTCTGTAATAAAATATGAATTAGTTTCTTGGTGTGATCCAAACATGCTTTGTCTAGAAGTGTCTAGCAACCATTCTTTTTCTGTATAACTAGAAATATGTTTTTCTATTTTAGATACATCATAATTTTTATGATGTATTAAAGTAAATGGATCATAGTATTTAAATATTTTACTTAAAAATTCTTTCATATAACAATATCGTTAGCTTTTTTTGGAGTAATTATAACTGCCTTAGAGCCTTCCCACCTAATTCTACCTTTGCATCCTACATTATATTTTATATTATCTTGTTCTTTTGTAAGTGCACTGTAAACATAACCATGAATTTCAAATTCACTAGCTAGATATTCTATTCCATTTACAAATACACGCCAAATAAGTGGATTTCCTTGTTCTGCTTTTGTATTAAAACGCAAAATTATATCGTCATAAGGCTTTAACCAACGATCTTTAACAATTTTCCATATGTAAAATATTTTATTCATCTTTTTTTTGCCTATCATTAGTTCTTTTAATAATTTTTTTTACCATTGTTGATGCAGTTGTTTGAAACAAAAACGGGAAAAATGAATGAATAAAACAAATTATTCCAGATAGAATAAAAACAAAAGCAACTAGCCATGCCTCTAGCATATGTTTAAAATAATTTTCTTTAACTAAATTTAAATGTTTCATATGCCCATTTCCTTTCTTTTTTGAGTTGCAGAAATAGATTGTATATTTTCTGGCAATTCAACTTGCTCAATTTTATATCCAACATCTCTTCCATAAACGATATTAGTTATATTAGGAAGTTTTAAAACCATTGCTTTATCCATTACTGAATCTTTACCAATATAGTATTTTACCTGTTCAAAATTTAATGGATCTTTTTCGCTTGTTCTATATGTATCTCTTACTCCAAGAAGAACTTGATTGGTTCGCTTTCCCGCTTCTTTATATAAAGCATGATGTCCTTCATGCCATGGCTGATATCTACCTAACATTAATGTTGTTGGTTCACGCCAGTCGTGTAAACCAAAATCAATTATTGCAAGCCTAACTGCTTGCTCATATTCAAGCATATCGTCAAAAACTAAATCTGCTTTTGTAGGGATTTCCCACATTGCTGTTGTATCTGCAAAATTACGCATTGGGGTTCTGTTTAACCATACAATTTTATCTGGTTTTCCAAAAGCATCTCTTGTTTTACTAGTAGGATTAATAAAATCAACTACAACATGATAGCCTTGATTATTAATTAATCTAGACAAAGCTCCCATTCGTCTAGCTTGTTCAATTCTATCTTCTTCGCTAAAACCTAAATCTTTATTTAATTCTGCTCTAACATCATCTGCGTTTAAATGTATTGCATTAATTCTAGCTGCCAATTCTTTTGCAAATGTGGTTTTACCTGAACCTGGCAGTCCTATTACTTGTATAATCATGTATTCTCTTAACTACTTTTTTTAAAAATCCTGTTTTTTTAGAAGTACCAACTTTTCTTGAATTAATGGTATATCCAGTAAAAGATGGTGGGGTCCCATAAAACCTGTTATGTCTATATCCCATTTTACTCCTTTTAATATTATTTTATCATATTAACCAACAAGTAATGGTTTATAACTGTTTTTATTTGTAAAAACTCCTATAAAGTGATCATTTTCAGGAGAATTGTGATCTTTAATATATTCTATTTCAACTATATTAAAATATTCTTCAAGAATAGGAAGAATTGGTTCAAAAGTAAAATCTACCCAAGTTCTTGAATGTATAATAAATCTACGGGAAGCAAGAGAAAGATTTTCTAAGATTGATCTAATTTCATTTGGTGTAATATGTTGTAAAACTAATGAAAATAATATTTCATCATATTTATAAAGATAAATTTTATTTAAATCAGAAGTTAAAATTACATTACTATTTAATGTTTCACGTGAAACAAATTGCAACATATTATCATAATCATACCCATATACAGTATCATAGTGATCTTGTAAATATTTTATATTTCTTCCTGCTCCGCATCCAAAATCTAAAATAGAGCCATGATGCTTTAGCCTTTTTGTAACTTCTTCATATACAGGCATATTTTCTACTTCACCTTTGTACCCTGTGAGTATTGCATCAAGAGCAATATCTTTATCATTTATACTTTTCCAAAATTTTGACATTTTACCCTTTCAAATCTTTTCTTGGATGAGTTACTTCCATATGGCAATTCATACATAGCACTCTACATTTTTGTATTTCTTCTGCTATTGTTTTCCAAGCGTATCTTCCACCTTTTACCATATCAGCTATGTTTACTTTTTTACCAGATTTTGTTTTATATTTATTTGTTGGATCTGTATGATCAAAAGATAATGCTGCTGGATGTTTTCTGTACCCACAGATTTCACATCCTGCTTTTAATTTTATTTTATCTACCCTGTAACGAATTTCTTGGGCATTCATCGGAGCGATACCATATATCGCTATTATATCAATCTTCAATCTTTAATGCTGGGGCTGGACCCAATATTTTTCCTTCTTTGTGTAATTCTTCTAATTTATTGGCTGTGCTTACATTTTGAGATGCAAGTAAAGCCATAAGCACATCATATATTCTTAAATTTTGTATATAAATTCCTGCAAGTAGCTCTTGCATTGCTTCTTTTTGTTCTTCATTCATTTTAGGCTCTTTTCTTTATATTTATTCATAACTGTAATAAAATCTTTATTCCCAAACCAATGCATTTTGCCATCCACTTCCCAATAAAGATTAAACCTATTGCTTAGGGTTACTTTAATTGCATGAGACAAAACTTCAGAATCTAATTTTGATCCAGCTTCAGTTACTCTAAGATACGGAACACCTTCTACTTCCTGCAGGCTAAAAATGGCTAGGATGCGATCTGGACGCATTTCATCGGGGTATACGTCAGGTCTTTTCAACCATTCGCACTTAAAGCCTCTACAAGGCGATTCTGGGCGATTTTCATAATCTGTGCATCCTTTACCTAATTCAACTATTGGACACGGAGATCCTCCAAGTTTAAAAACTCTACCATTTTTCATAGTTAAATCAGTTTCTCCATGAAGATATCCTTCACAGCATTTAGTGCATTCTCCACAATCTCTAAACATTTAATTGCTCTTTTAAAATTTTTTCATAAACTAAAAGACCTGGATAATAAACATATCCACAATCTTTAATAAAACATTTTAATATTATATTTAAATCATCTGTGATTAGTGGAATTAAAGGCATAGCATGATCTGTGTTTATACACATAAAAGGTTGGCTTGATTCATTTTGATGTCTTATAAAAATTTTTAAACGCATATTAAACTTTCTAATAGGAATGGGGGGACTTTTACATCCCCCCATTTTTAAAATTAGGTAGTTGCCAAACCTACCATTACTTTGTTCAAATTGTTTTCAACATTCTGAACATATTCTCTGATAGTAGGCTGTCCACGGAAATATTTTGTATCCCATTTAGCCTTGTTACCAGCGTAGGCTGGCATATAATGACTGGCAATTACTTTTTCCCAATCATGATACTTCTTCCAGAGATAATTAACCTCGCCTCTCATGCGAGAGTCTTGTGCCCATTCGGGAGCAAGACATGCAGTTTTGAAACCCTTATAATTATTCCAAGTTATAGGCATATATTGATATGCTCCACAAGCCTGAGACCATTTTGATCTGGCTTTATACCTGCCATGTGATTCTACTTGTTTTATAGAATACATAAGGATTTCAACTTTTTCTTTGAAGCTGAGTGAATTACTCATTTTCTTTATTGTGTTTTTATTATTATTAATATATATATTATTATATTTAGTATATAATTTAATACTTATATATTTTATATTAATATTATTATATATATTAGATATATTTTTATTATACACAGCTTGATTTTTAATGTCAAGTGCATCCGCTTTTTCTATACCAGCAATTGGATTGCCAAATAAAGAATTAGCTATAGTTATCAATATAACTAATGTTAGATGGAATTTAGTTTTTATCTTCATTCCCTTACCTCCTAGTTTTACTGACAGGTAAGATCAATTCTAGCATGATATAATAAAGAAAACAAGGAGTACGCTTGAAAGTATCATTTACAGGTCCTGCAATTAGATATATGAATAGAGAAGTGGGCTATGGAGAAGCTTCATACCACATGTTTAAATCATTTAAAGAATTAGGAATTGATGTAGAAATAGAATCTGAAAAGGCAGATATAGAAATTTGTTTTGCTGACCCAGGTAATTATGTTTTTTATGATCACTTATCCTATAAAATAGGATACTCAGCTTGGGAATCTTCAGAAATGTCTCAAGCTTTTAAACAAAATGTTTCTTACTGTGATGAATTATGGGGAACTTCAAATTGGATTACTAATGTTTATAAAAAAATATTTCCATATAAAAAAGTTTTTACTTATAGTCATGGCATTAGTGAATCCTGGAAACCTAAATTAAGAAAAGAAGCAAATAAACCTTTTACATTTTTTCATATTGGTGAGCCGTTTACAAGAAAAGATGCACAACTAGTTGTTGATTCATTTATAGAATTATTTGGAGATGATCCAAATTATAGATTAATTTTAAAATGTCATAAAATGAATACTACAAGAGTACAGCATCCTAGAGGGTTTGATTGTTCCCCGTCAGCTGCATATGATAATATTATAGAAATAACTGGAATTCTTAGTGAAGAACAAATGATTGGTTTATATGATCAGTCTGATGTTTTTGTTTATCCAAGTTGGGGAGAAGGTTTTGGTTTTCAACCATTACAAGCTTTAGCAATGGGAATGCCAACAATTTGTGTTGATGGTTGGGCGGACTATAAAGATTTTATAACTTGGCCAGTTGATTCAAATTGGCATTTAAGTCCTTGGCAAGACAAACACCCAGGATATATGCTGAAGCCAAATAAAGAGCATTTAAAAACGCAAATGTTTAACTCAGTTCAAAATTACTCTAAAGTTTTACCTGAGACTTTTAGAAACGCTTTTGCAATTCATCAAAAATATGATTGGTTAAATGTTACAAAACCTGCAGTAGCAAGATTGCATGAGATAGACAAAGAACTACAGGAACAAAAAAAATATTTTAATCTTGAAGACTTAAAAAAGCATTCATGATAGAATAACATCTATATCAATTTTAAAGAATAAGAGGTTTTACTAAATGTCTGGAGCTATCCAAAATCCATATGAAAATTTTATTGCACTTTCTCGTTATGCCCGTTGGTTAGAAAAAGATAATCGCAGAGAAACTTGGCAAGAAACAGTTGATCGTTATTTTGATTTTATGTTGAATCATTTAGCAGGAACTCATAATTATTTTCCAGATAAATCTCTTGTTGAAGAATTAAAAACAGCGGTATTCAATAGAAACGTAATGCCATCTATGCGTTCTGTTATGACATCTGGCCCTGCACTAGAAAGAGATCATGTTGCTGGATATAACTGTTCTTTTGTTCCCGTTGATAATGTTAGATCGTTTGACGAAACAATGTATATTCTTATGTGTGGAACTGGAGTTGGATTCTCAGTTGAATACAAGTATGTTAATAAACTCCCAGCAATACCAGATACTTTAGAAAAATCAAATACCGTTGTTGTTGTTGAGGATTCAAAACAAGGTTGGGCAAAAGCATTTAAAGAATTGATTTCTTTACTTTACGCAGGGCAAATTCCAGCAATTGATGTAAGTAAACTTCGTCCATCTGGAGCAAGATTAAAGACTATGGGTGGTCGTTCATCTGGACCACAACCTTTAGTAAATCTTTTTGATTTTACAATTAAAACTTTTAAAGGAGCAGTTGGTCGTCAATTAAAACCAATTGAAGCACATGATATTATGTGCAAAATTGGAGAAGTTGTTGTTGTTGGAGGAGTTCGTAGATCTGCAATGATTTCTCTTTCGAACATCAACGACATTGAAATGGCAGCTGCAAAATCTGGAAATTGGTGGGAGCAAAACCCTCAAAGATCTTTATCAAATAATTCAGTAGCGTATTCTCGCAAACCAGAAATGGCACAATTTATAAATGAATGGAAATCTTTATATGATTCTAAATCTGGAGAGCGTGGAATTTATAATGTTGCAGCAGCTCAAAAACAAGCAGCAAGGTGGGGACGTAGAAGTTCAGAAATTCATTATGGAACAAACCCTTGTTCAGAAATTATTCTTCGCCCATATCAATTTTGCAATCTTTCAGAAGTTGTAATTCGTCAAAATGATACAAAAGAAGATATTGCTAAAAAAGTAAAGCTTGCAACAATTCTTGGAACTTGGCAATCAACACTTACTGATTTTAAATATCTTCGTAAAATTTGGAAAGATAATACAGAAGAAGAAAGATTACTTGGAGTATCCCTTACTGGTCAATTCGGACATAAATTTATGTCAGGTAAAGAAAATCTTGAAGAACTTGAAAAATTTTTAGAAAGTATTCGTGATGTTGCAAGATATACAAACAAACAAGAAGCTAATAAAATTGGAATTAATGAATCTGCAGCAATTACTTGTGTAAAACCGTCAGGTACAGTTTCACAACTTGTTGGAGTTTCATCTGGAATGCATCCATGGCATAACGATTATTATATTCGTACTGTCCGTGGTGATAAAAAAGATCCGCTTACAAAATTTTTAACTGATGCGGGAATCCCAGCAGAAGATGATGTTATGAAGCCAAATGATACAACAGTATTTTCATTCCCAATGAAAGCTCCAGATGGAGCTATCCTTAGAAATGATCTTACAGCTATTGAACATCTTAATATTTGGTTGACATATCAAAGAGCATGGTGTGAACACAAACCATCAATTACTGTTTCAGTTCGAGAAGATGAATGGATGTCAGTAGGAGCATGGGTATGGGAACATTTTGATGAAGTATCTGGAATTTCATTCTTGCCTTACTCAGATCATACTTATAAGCAAGCTCCATATCAAGATTGCACAGAAGAAGAATATCTTGAGGCTTTGGCAAAAATGCCAAGTGCAATCAATTGGGATGCTTTATCTCTTTATGAAACAGAAGATACTACTACTGGAACACAAGCACTTGCTTGTGTAGCTGGAGAATGTGAAATTGTAGATATAAACGCTTAATAGTATAATTAGATTATAAACCCCGTCACTAGTGGGCGGGGTTTTTTCTTATTTAATGATATAATTCAAGTTAAGGGAGATCAAATTGCCATCATCACAAAATAATAAAAATTTTGATATTACTCAAGGCGATACATTTAATTTAAAAATTACTTGTAAAGTTCCTGATCCAAATAGTACTGATTTAAATAACCCAAATTATATTCCGTTAGATATTACTGGATTTACATTTCTCATGGAAGTAAAAGACAAACCAGGTGGAAATATTTTGGCAGCTTCTGCTTCTCTTGGAGATGGAATTACTATTATTGATGCAACAAATGGAATTATTAATGTAAATTTATCTCCTGCAAAAACAAATAAATTTAGCAATCCTAAAGCAGCTTATCAGATACAAAGAACTGATACTTATGGAAACAAGGTTACAATATTACAAGGATGGTTTATTGTTGGAGTTGGAGTTATAAATGGCTAATGAAATTAATATTGTAGAAATAAATAATCAAGAAATAGAATTACTGGAAATAGAAAATCAAGTAGTTGTTTCTGAGCAGGGAGCAAGAGGCCTACCAGGAAGCCAAATATTCAAAGGGTCAGGAGATCCATTAGATTCTTTAGGAAGCCCTGGAGATTATTATTTAGATACTCATACTTATAATTTATATGGTCCAAAACTTGGAACTAATTCATGGAATTTAGACAGTTATACCCCATTGCAAGGTAAAGATGGAAAATCTTTCTTAACTGGGGTAGGCTCCCCATCTTTAAGCACTGGAAATTTACTGGATACTTATTTAGATACAGCATCTGGGAATCTTTATCAAAAAACCCAGTCGGGTTGGGTTGTAACAGCCAACATAATTAATCAAAATGAAATATCATATAGACACGAGCAGCAATCTGCTTTAAGTACATGGACAATAAATCATAATCTAGGTTTTAAACCTAATGTAAATATTTCAGATTATGGCGGAAATAATGTAGAATGTGATATAGAACAGGTAAGTACCAATCAGATGGTTTTATTATTTGCAGAACCAATTTCAGGATACGCATACTTATCTTAATAAGGAGTAAATAAAAAATGGCAAAGAGTTTTTTAACTAATCTTGATTTAAAGGGAAATCAACTTCTCAATTCTTTAATTCAACCAGCCACATCAGCACCCACAGCCAAAGGTGCTGGTCACATGTACTACAACACATCAAGTAAACTTCTTTATGTATATGATGGTACAGCTTTTACCCCTATTAATGGTGGAGTAGTTGTAGGAGCATCTACACTTTATGGAACAACTACATTTGCTGGAACCGCTGGACAAATTACACTTACAGCTTCAGGTTCTACTCCAAATGGTACAGTTACAATTTCTTTACCTACCGCTATTACATTATCTACAGGTGGATCAGTAGCATTCCCTGGAGCAACTTCAGGAACAGTAACATTACAAGCACAATCAACAACAGCAAGCAGCACAATTTCTTTGCCTTCAACTGCTTCAAATGATACATTAGTAGCTCGTAATACAACAGATACTTTAACAAATAAAACTTTAACATCTCCAACAATTAATGGAGGATCAGCAACAGCTCTTACTGGTCTTGCAATTCGTTCAACTGGAACTGGTGCATTTGATTTAACATTTGCAAATACAGAAAATTTAACAGCTGGAAGAACACTAACTCTTACCACAAATGATGCAAATAGAACAATCAATCTTGGTGGGAATATTACAACTGGTGGAGCATTTACAACAGCTTCATCTTTTGCAACATCTGGAAATTTTGCATTAACCCTTACAGCTACAGGAATAACAAATGCAACAATTCCAGTAGGAACTGTAACGCTTGTTGATCTATCTTCAACACAATCTTTAACAAATAAAACTATTAGTGGATTAACTGTATCTACTACAACTGGTACTTTAACAATTCCAGCAGCTACAATTGCATTCTCAGGTGCTAATAACGTAACATTTACATCTAGTGGAACAACTTCTTTGACGCTTCCAACAACTGGAACTCTTGCAACTTTAGCTGGAACAGAAGCTTTAACTAATAAAACTGTAAATAAAGTAACAATTACAGCACCAACCACTTCAGCAACATTAACTTTAGCTGATGGATCATCACTTGTTACAAGTGGTGCAAATTCAATTACTTTAACTTCAACAGGTGCAACAAACGTAACACTTCCAACATCTGGAACTCTTGTTAACACATCTGTTACAACATTATCTTCATTATCAAGTATTGGAACAATAACTTCTGGTGTTTGGAATGGTACAAATATTGCACTTGCTAATGGTGGAACAAATGCTTCACTAACTGCAACAGCAGGAGGAATTGTATATTCAACTGCATCTGCAATGGCAATATCTGCTGCTGGAACATCAGGATACTTATTAACATCAGGTGGAACTGGTGCTCCAACATGGACACAAGCATCTTCTACAAATGTAAATAGTGCAGTTGTACAACGTGATTCGTCAGGTAATATTGCCGTATCTCAAGTTACAGTATCCACAGATCCATCACAAGCTTTGCAGGTAGCAACCAAACAATATGTTGATAATATTGCAACTGGTGTTAATGCTCATCAATCTGTAGTTACTGCAACAACTGCAAATCTAACAGCAACTTATAATAATGGAACTTCTGGAGTTGGTGCTACTCTTACAAATTCAGGAACTCAGGCAGTTCTTGTTATTGACGGTGTTACTCCAATAGTTGGAGATCGTATTCTTGTAAAGAATCAATCAACAAATACTCAAAATGGTATTTATACAGTTACAAGTGTAGGTTCAGGATCTACAAACTGGGTACTTACTCGTGCAAATGATTATGATCAAAGCACACCAGGCGAAGTAGATGCTGGAGATATGGTTTATGTTATTTCACCAGCAGCAGAAATAACTGGAACTCCAACTAACCAAGGCACTGGATGGATTATGAATTCCCCAGGAACAATTGTAATAGGAACATCTGCTATTACTTTTGTTCAAACATCTGGAACTGGAACAGTAACAGCTGGAAACGGTATTGTTGTAACAGGAAATTCAGTAGCAGTATCACTAGGATCTGCATTTGATAATACAACTGGAACAGGAACTTCAGGACTTTCATTATCTGGTGGAACACTTCAAGTAAGACTAAGTTCTACTGGAGGACTTACATCTTCAACTGCAGGTATTGCAATTAATACACCAGGAACTGGTCTTACACTTTCTGGAAATGCAATATCTTATGCAACAGGTACAACAACTCAATCAGGAACAGGTGTTTCTGGTGGAGCATATACTTATGCAACACAAAAGCAAGTTGCAACAATTACTGGAGATAGCACAACATCTTCATTTACAATAAATCATAATCTTGCAACAAGAGATGTTCAAGTACAAGTCTATCAAACATCTGCAACACCAGATACTCAGTATGCAGAAGTAGAAGTTGATATTACAAGAGCAACAACTGGAACTATAACTGTGGCATTTGCAACAGCTCCAGCAACTGGTATTACATATAACGTAGTAATGGTTGGATAATTAATTAAATATTAAAAATGGGGGATTGGGGATTATTCTCCCTAATCCCCCAAATGCTATAATAGGAGTAATATGACAAAAGCGTTTAAAGTCAGTATTGCAGCTCCCTCTTTTGTAAAGTCTGGGGGAGCATCAAATCAATATCTAATGGCAGATGGATCAGTCACAACTGGGTCATCTACCACATCCATGAACTATGCTCAAACGCAAGCTACAAAACAATCTAATATATCTACATCTGGCGTTACTATTGTAAGCACCAGTATAACTACTGGAGGAAATCCAGTACAAGTTTTAGTTACTGGAGATGCTGAAAATACTGTTGCTGGAGGATGGATAAGATTACAACTATTTAGAGGCACAACTGCAATTGGTAAAGGTATAAATGTTGAATCTTCTGCTGCATCAGAAAATATTCCATATGCCATAACAGTAATTGATACACCAACTGCAGGAACTTATACTTATAGTTTACAAACAATTACTGCTGCAGCAACAGGAGCTTTTAATTTTGGAGAAATAGATGGCCCAGTACTTACAGCGATAGAATTAAATACATTATTGCCTACTACAAATCTTAGTTTAACTGGAACTGTTTCAGCAGATCAAGTTGCTGCAACCAACAATGGAAATGGAACTAATTTTAAAGTTGGAGATGATGCATGGATTGGTGATATAAATACCAGCAATACTTTGTCAATAAGAGGTCAACAGTCATCTTCATTAGGTTATATCAGACTCGGCTCTGATACAAATAGTTTTGGTTATAATGGAACCAATTTAGTATATGGAACAACAATAATTCCTTCTAGTGGCGGGACTTTAGCCACAACTGGACAAACATTTTATATCGGTACACAAGCAATAGCAATAAATCAAGGAACTGGAACAATTACCGCACTTCCAGGTGTAACATCTGTAAATGGAACAACTATTCCAAATGCTGTAACACTATTAAATTCAACCGCAACTGGAGTTCAAACATTTTTAACCACCCCTTCTTCTGCTAACCTGGCGGGTGCTATAACAGATGAGACGGGATCTGGATCATTAGTCTTTGGAACAGGACCAACATTATCATTACCAATTATTGATAATATAAAAATAGGTTATACAACTACTGTTACAGCTGCGGGAACTACAACTCTAACTTCTGCAAGCAACTTTAAGCAATACTTTACAGGAACCACAACTCAAACTGTTGTATTACCAGTAGTAAGCACACTTGCTCTAGGTATGGCTTATGAAATTAATAACAACTCTACGGGTACTATTACAGTTCAATCCTCTGGTTTAAATACAATTGCAACAATTCCAGCGGGACTTGCTGCAACATTTACAGTTATTCTTATAACTGGTACTACCGCAGCATCCTGGGACTATGAATTTTCAGGATTTAACACTATAACTGGTACTGGATCAGCAGTTCTTTCAACATCTCCAACTATTACAACTCCACTTATTGATACAATTAATACAAATACTGGGGCAGCAACTGCTGCAGCATTATGGTCAGATATTACTACAGGATCTATATCAATAGGAAGTGGAGTAACATCTGGATCTATATCAATAGGAAATGCTAACCAAGGCACTTCAATAACAAAAACTGTAAATATAATGAGTTCTGGTTCTGCAAGCGGAACTATGGCTGTAAATATTGCCACAGCAAATGGTGCAGCTAATATAAATATAGGTACTTATCCAGGTATTGCTAATAGTAAAACTATAAATATAGGAACTTCCAGCACAGGTGGAACAACAGCTATAACAATAGGTTCTAATTCTGGTGCAACGTCTACAATTCAGTTAAATGGTTCAATCACACTTGGAAGCCTTTTAACGGCGGGATTTGTAAAAACTTCAGCTGCAGGCCTTCTATCAGTAGACACAAATACATATTTAACATCTACAACAGGCGTAACTACAGTAAATGGAGCATCTGGAGCTATAGCAAATATAGCCGTTACAAATGCAAATAACAATTTTTCAACTTCTCAAACTGTAACAGGGACAGTTACAGCAACCAATATTGTAAAATCGGGGGGAACATCAAGTCAATATTTAATGGCTGACGGATCAGTATCAACTGGATATGTTCAACCTGATATAATACCTCTTGATAATTTACAATATAAATTTGATGGAAAAGAACAAAGATTTTTGCCAACATATCAGGGTTCTCAAGTTGCTATAAATAATCCTCTTAGGCTTTTATTATCTATAAATGGTATAATTCAAACAGTAAGTTTTCCTGAAAATACATGGCTTTCAGGATATATTTTGGATGGATTTTATGTAGATTCTGATGGATATCTATCGTTTACAGAAGTTCCGCCAGAAGGATCAATTTTTGATGGTAGATTAATGGCGGGACCAGACACACAATCAACATATCAAAGAAATTATCCATTTAGACCAGTAGATATATTATTAGGAGTGTAATAAAACATGGCAAGAAAAGTTCTAACAGACGGTAGTTATTATTTAAATCCAACTACAAAACAAGTAATTATTGGAAAAATTGTTCCATGGGAAAGACTTGTTTTAATAACAGATGTAACAGCTAATAAGGTAATTTATAATTTTTCAGATCCTTCACTTAGAGCAACTGCAGTATCTACATATGCAGAAAATTCATTAACATCTACAATCACTTCTGCTACTGGAACAGGCTCTACAATAACTTTTACTGGAACAAATTCATTTGTGCCAGGTCAATGGGTAACAATCTCTGGTGTAACTCCTACATCATTTAATATTACTGGTCAGATAACAGCAGCAACATCAACAACATTTTCAATTGCATCAACAGTAAATGGAACATATTCATCTGGTGGTATTGCAAGCATAAGAGAAAATACAATAGTTACATTAAACTATAATACTGCAACACTTGCTGCAACAGATAAATTACAAATTACAATTGATGAGTTTAATGAAAGAATTACTGCATCTGAAGAATTAACAGACCCAGTTGGAAAATTTAGAACATCTACTCCACAAGCACTTATTGATACAGACTTTGAATATGGCCCACAAGTATCTAAATGGGAGAATTTAGGATTAATTAACAATCGTCCATTTGCATATGTAAACAATGCAAATGCTTTAACTGTTTCTGATATTCAAACATCAACAGCAGGAACAAAAACAATTACAGTTTCACTTACTACAACAACTGCAACAGTCAATGCTGGTAACGTAGTTGGTAATGGTACTACTGCTATCTATACGACAACAGCAGCTCACGGTTTTACAGTAGGGCAACTTGTAACTATTACAGGCTTTACAACTACTGCAAATAATACTACATCAGGTCAACCAGCTGTAATTCTTGCAGTTCCTTCTACTACAACATTTATTATTGCATCTGCCGTAGCTGCAAATACAGCAGCAACAGGAACAGGTACTGTAACTGCTGGTGTAGCTCCAGCAGTAGGAACTTCAATATCAGTTGTTGATACATTTTCTTCACATGCAGTTGGAACATATACAGTTTTAACTCGTGCTTCAGAATCTTCATTTACATATTCTGCAAATGGATCAACCCCAACAGGCTGGGCATCTCAAACAATTTTTGATCCAAATAAAACAATTGTTGCAATGCTTCCATTATATACAGCGTCTGGAATTTCTGTATCAACACTAGCATCATCAGGTAATTTAATTACAGTTACAACAGCATCCCCACATGGATTACATATTGGAAATGAAATTTCTATGATTGGATCAATTGCATCAGCAAATCCGCCAAATGGTACATTTATTGTTGCTACGGTTACATCTCCAACAGTATTTACATATTATGTAGCAACAGCACCAACAACATTGACAACAGCTGGAACATTTACTACAACTGCTACTATTTCTGCAGGTGCTAATACTGGTACAGTTGCATCAGCAACAAATATTCTTCCAGGAATGTTAATTACAGGAACTGGTATTCCAGTAAATACATATGTTGCTGGAATTCAAGGAACAGTAATTACTCTTTCTCAGAATGTTACTGCAGCATTATCAACCACAACAGTTACACTAGCAACTACAGTGCTTGGAAGATCTCAATCTCAAGTATCACACCGTGCTTTTGATGGTGGAGTTATTTTCTCTACAAATAGTGGTACAAATAACACTGCACAGGTGCGTCAAACAAGACGTTATTTTAGATATCAATCAGGTAAGGGTATTCAGATTTCTTCTGGAACAATCATTAAGCCAACATACGGAATTGATTCATTAACATATGCATCAGGAACTGGTCTTGTAACAGTTCAAACAAAAGAAAAGCACGGATTACAACCTGGATACCAAGTAACAGTATTTGGTGCTAATGAAGGCGGATACAATGGAACATTTGCCGTAACTTCAACTACAGGATTAAATACATTTACATATGCTCCAGGAACCGCACCAGCATCTGCTACAGCATCAGGAAATTACTATGTTTCAGTTTCTTCTTGGAATGGTTCTGTAAATAGATTAGGTCTTTTTGATCAACAAAATGGTGTATTCTTTGAACATGATGGACAACAATTATATGCAGTTCGCCGTTCATCAATTTTCCAAATTGCAGGACGTGTTTCAGTAACGGCGGGATCAGCAACAATTTCACAAACAAATACAAACTATCCTACAACATTTACTAAGCAATTAGTACCAGGAGATTTCATTGTATTGCGTGGACAATCATATAAAGTTCTTGATATTGCATCAGATACATCTTTAACAATTCAACCAGCATATCGTGGAGCAACAGCAACAAACGTTATTGTATCTAAAACAATTGATACAAGAATTCCACAATCAATGTGGAATATTGATAAAGTTGATGGAACTGGATCATCTGGGTATAACTTAGATTTAACTAAGATGCAAATGTTTTATATTGATTATTCATGGTATGGAGCAGGATCAATCCGTTGGGGCTTTAGAGGTCCAAAGGGAAACATTGTTTACTGTCACAAGTTAGAAAATAATAATCAAAATGCAATGGCATATATGAGATCTGGAAACCTTCCAGGTCGTTATGAATGCAATAATCAGCCAGCATCAACACAATTAACAGCATCAGTAGCAGCATCTGACACAACCATTAACGTTGCAAATACGTTAGGTATGTATGTTCCTGTAACTGCAACCGTAAATATTACAGCAGGAACTTCAGGGCAAAGTACAATTACAGTCGCATCAACTACTGGACTTTCAGTAGGAATGTTTGCTCCAGCAGTAACAGGTATTGGTGCAGGTGCTTTAATTACAGCAATTAATACATCAACAAATACTTTAACTCTTTCTGTAGCAAATTCAGGTACTGTAACAACAGGTAATGCTACATTCTATACATATCCAGGAACTGCAGTAATTAGAAGTGGATCTTCATGGGAATATGTAAACTATACGGGTGTTACTTCAAATACACTAACTGGTGTTACTCGTGGTCAAGCGGGAGCAACAGGTATTGTAACTACAATGGCAGTTGGTTCAAATATTGCTACAGTAACATCAACAGCTGGATTACAAGTTGGCATGAGAGCAATTTCTGCAGCATTGCCAGATAATACAAAAATTGAAGCAATTTGGTCAAGCACAGTATTGATTCTTTCTGCTTCTCCAACTACAGCTAACCCAACAATTTATTTCCCTGCAATGGGTGTAACAACAGGAACAGCAGGTTCAACTTCAGGTACTACAGTCACAACTGGACAAGCATTTACATATTCTGCAACTGCACCAGTTGTTGTTGAACAAGCATTCCCAACCTACTACCCAACAATGTCACACTGGGGAACATCTGTTATTATGGATGGTCGTTTTGATGATGATAAATCTCTTCTCTTTACTTATGGTCAAACAACGCCAACACTACTTGGAGGAACAACAACAACTTCAGTAACAGCAACAGGAACAATTTCAACAAACGTACTTACAACATCAGCAGTTACAGCAGGTCAACCAGTACCAGGACAACTTGTAGCTTCAGGAGCAGGTATTCAGCCAGGAACTTATGTAACAGCAGTAACTGGCGTAAGTCCAACATGGACAGTTACATTGTCAAATACTTTATCCACAGCAGGTTCTGGAACATATACATTTACTGGAGGATCTACTAAGGCTCTTATGTCAATTCGTATTGCTCCTTCTGTAGATAATGGTTTCCCAGCAGCATTTGGTTCTCGTGAACTTATGAATCGTATGCAGTTACAAACAAAAGCACTAGATATTTCATTACTTGGAGCATCAGGTAACGTTCTTGTACAAGCAGTTTTGAATGGTAACGTTTATAATTTATCATCAACTGCAAATACAACATGGACAAATGCTGTTAGAAATGCAGCTATGACACCAAATTCTTCATTAGCACAAATTTCAGACTACGCAGGAGCTAACTATCAAATTCAAGGTGGTGAGGTTACTGGTGGATTCTTTACATCAAGCACTGCATCAATTGATTTATCAACAGTTCGTGATTTAGGTAACTCAATATATGCTGGTGGAAATTCATACCCAAATAATCAAATCTATCCAGATGGACCAGATACTCTTACAATTGTTGTAACAAATGTTGGTACTTCAGCCCAATCTGTTCTAGGACGTATTTCTTGGACTGAGGCACAAGCTTAATATAGAGGGGCGGGAATATAAATGGCCTTAACTAGAGCAGCCAATGAACCAAATAGCGTATTACAAACCCCTTATATAACTATTGGGTCAACAATAATTCCATTAGGTGGAAGTACTTCTAATATATCTGGAAATCTTACATTAAATGGAAATACTATTTTAAATGGAAATTTAAACATTAATAGTTCTATTGGAACTTATTTGTTTATTTCAAGTCAAAATCCTTATTCAGACGGGATAAGCGTTAGAAAACGTGGAAACTTTTCTGATATAAATGGATCAGTTGTAAATAATTCAGAAATAGGCTATCACAGTTTTTTAGGTTGGGATGGAACAACTTATGGTCGTGGAGCTTATATTATTGCAAGATCAGAACAAGATTTTTCCCCAGGTAATTATGGTTCACGTTTAGCATTTAACGTAACTCCAATAGCATCCTCAGATTCAGTTGAGCGTATGCGTATAGATTCATTAGGTTCATTAAATTTATATGGACAATTAATAGAAACTGCAACAATTTCTGCAACATCAGCTAATACAACAGTAACTTATGATGTTATAACAAATAAAAATATTTTATATTACACAGCAAATGCAGGAGCTAACTGGACATTTAATGTTCGTGGAAGCTCTACAGTATCCTTAAATACATTAATGGCAACAGGTCAATCTTTAACTGTAGTATTTTTAAATACTAATGGTGCAACTGCTTATTATCCTACCGCCTTTCAAATTGATGGATCTGCAATTACTCCAAAGTGGCAAGGTGGAACTGCCCCAACCGCAGGTAATATTAATTCTGTAGATTCATACTCATACACAATTCTTAAGACAGGATCTTCTGCATATACAGTTTTTGCATCACAAACTAGATTTGCATAAGGATAAAGATGCCAATAATTGGAGCATTTGGGGCGGGTTCAGCAAGAGGATATGGATTTCAAATTGGAATTCCCTCATATACAATAACTCCAAGTACAACATCTGTAAATGAAGGTTCTTCAGTAACATTTACAGTAGCAACAAGAAATTTTGGTACAGGAACTTTATATTGGACTATCACAGGACTATCTGGAACTGTAAATAATGCTGATTTTAGTTCTCCCGCCAATGCTGTAACATCTGGAGGATCTGTTGCAATATCAGCAGATTCAGGATCATTTGTTTTATCGTTAGCTGCAGATTTAACCACAGAAGGCCCTGAAACATTTAATATTAATTTAAGAACGGTTTCTACAACTGGTACAGTAGTTGCAAATTCTTCTACTATTACTATCAACGATACTTCTGTAACACCACCTGTTGTACCACCTGTTGTACCACCTGTTACACCACCACCAATTACACCACCTGTCGTGCCACCAATTACACCACCACCAATTACACCACCTGTCGTGCCACCAATTACACCACCACCTATTACACCACCTGTCGTGCCACCAATTACACCACCTGTCGTGCCACCAATTACACCACCACCAATTACACCACCTGTCGTGCCACCAATTACACCACCTGTCGTGCCACCAATTACACCACCACCTATTACACCACCTGTTACACCACCTATTACACCACCTGTCGTGCCACCACCATACTTCAAAGGTACTCCACCTATTACCCCACCTGTTGTACCACCAATTACACCACCTGTTACACCACCAACTTTCACGACTCCACCTGTTACACCACCACCATACTTTAAAGGTACACCACCTGTTGTACCACCATATTTTGCAGCAACACCTCCACCTGTTGTACCACCATATTTCTCATCAGCACCACCACCTGTTGTACCACCATATTTCAAAACGATGCCTATTGTTAAAAATGAATAATATAAAAATTTATAAAAATATTTTAACAAAAAATGAAATTGATTTTATTTTAAAAGGTATTTCATCAATAGATGAATGGGATTTAGGTGGAGGAAAGTTTTGGAATAATAAAAGCTTAAGTCCACTTTCTCTTCAAGAAAATAATAAAAAAGAAATATCAATTTTACTTTTAGATATTAGAGATAGGATGGAAAAAACAATCAAAGATTTATACGGAATAGATAAAAAAATCTATGCTGATTTAATTCAAATTGCTAGGTGGTTTCCAAATACCAGCCTTCCAGTACATACAGATGTTGAAGGGGGAGAATGGTTCCATCATAGAGAATACGCAGGCATTATTTATTTAAATAATGATTATGAAGGCGGTCAAACATATTATCCAGAGTATAATTTTAAAACAAGCCCAGAACCAGGAATGCTTGTAACCCATACGGGAGATACTTTGCACGGTATTGAAGAAATACACAATAAAATAAGATATACTATAAATTCATTTTGGACAACAGATGAAAAATATGAAAATAAGTATGATATAATTTAAAAAAAGGAAAAAAATGTTTACAGAAAAAGAAGTTATTGGTTTAGGAATTAATGTTTATAAAAATGCATTACCTAAAGAGTTAAATTTAGTTAATAGATTTGAAAATGCGTTGGGCAATAATAGTCAATATTCATGGTCAGCAGCTAAAGTTGGTTATTCATCCGAAGATCTTCAGAGCAGAAATTGTCAAGATTTTAAATATAAAAAAGAACATGTTGAAGGTATTGATGAATATTCTAAAGATTTAACATTAATGCATGATCAAATTTCTCAATCTTTAAAAGAATGTCTAGATGATTATGCTAGGGACTATGGAAGAACAGTTTCTTATCAAGAAGCTATTAATGTTGTTAAGTATGGGCCAGGACATTTTTTTAAACACCATAGTGATGATGGACAACCCTATAGATGTACAATATCAGCTGTAGGATATATAAATGATAATTTTACTGGCGGAGAGTTGGATTTTATGTATGCAAAAGTCACATATAAACCAAATGCTGGAGATTTTGTTATATGTCCATCTGCTTTTATTTATTCTCACGCTTCACTTCCAGTAATAGAAGGAACAAAATATTCTCTTGTTATAATGAATGACATTGATGAATATTCACATATTAAAGATTCTCCAATTTACGAATATAGAAAATAGTTTAAATGAATTCCCCATTTATTAATTTTTGGAAAATTGATAGTAAAGCAGATTACCCAGAAATAAGACAGGGTAGAGTTCAAAGAGAATTTTTAAATGAAACTTATATGTCTCATGGCTATCATTGCAAGCCAATGACTACATCTAATGTATTTGGTTGGGAATTTTTACTTCCTCAAGATGTAACAGTTATTTGGGACGGGATTATTGATTCCAGCCCAGACCATATTAAAATATTAAAAGGTGAATATTATAATGGAAAAAAAATGGTTGTAACTCATACGGGAAATGGAATGTTAACATTTTTATCTAATATTTGTATTGAAACTGATCCAGAGCACCTTTCAATAATTACAGGCCCTCCTAATTATTTGTTTGATGGGGCAATTCCAATGGATATAACATTAAGAACAGATTTTTTTCATTTTGCTGAAACTTTTTTTGCTTGGAGAATTACTAAACCAAATATAGAAATAACTTTTAAAA